CAAAGTACTGGCGACATAATAGACGCCATAATTGACGCGCACCGTAGGCACGCCCAGGACTATAGCAAAATCAGCTCTTTTTTTAATGCTGGATCAAAAAAAGCAACAGCACGCAAAATTTTTAATTTTCTAAAAAAAAATGTGCGTTACGTTATTGAGCCAGGGAGCAAGCAAACCGTAAAAAGTCCGTCCGCTATCTTGGCTACTGGCTACGGCGATTGCAAGCACTACAGCTTATTTGCTGGGGGTATCTTACAAAATTTGGGAATACCATTTGCATACCGTTTTGCCAGCTACAAACTTTTTGATAAACAGCCGCAGCACGTTTTTGTCGTGGTGGATCCAGGTACCGAAAATGAAATTTGGATTGATCCAGTAGTGGGCGATTTTAACTATAAAAAACCGTATTCGTACGCAACCGATAGAAAAATGGCATTATACTCAATATCAGGAATAGGCGCAACAGCGCAACAAAAAGCAGAACTAAAAGCTGCTAAAGCAGCAAGAAAAGCGGCGCCGACTAAAGCGGCGAGAAAAGCAGCAGTAACCGAGGTTAGGGCTGCCCGCAAAGCTGCCGAGCGCACTACCGGGCAAGTATTAAAAAAAGGGGCTAAAGTAGTTTTGAAAGTAGCTGCGGCCCCGGTTCGTAATGCTTTTTTATTGCTGGTTAGCTTAAATTTTGCTGGACTTGGAAATAAGCTGGCCGCTGCCTGGGATAAAGCTCCCAGCAAGCTGCAAAACTTTTGGGAAAGTGCCGGTGGTCAAATCAATGCCTTAAAAAAGGCCTGGGAGAAAGGATCCGCTAAAAAGCGAATATTTGGAATGGAGCAGATCGGCTTAGCTCCAGCGGCACCAGCCGCAGCCGCCGTAACGGCCGCACCGTTACTTGTTAAGGTAGCCGACTTTTTGAAACAAATCGGAATAGATCCAGCCGAGCTCGTACAGGTAGGGGTGGACGCTGTAAATAAAAAAGCGCAACAGCTGGCAAAAAAAGTACTGGAGCCAAAGGCGGCAACGGACGCCAGCGATATAGACATAGCAGATCAAGTTTTTGAGCAGCCGGCCGAAATGGAGCCTATCAGCGATATGGCCCCAGCAACTAAAACAACAACGACCAAAAAACCTAATTTTTTACCCTTAATACTTGGCGGCGCTGCTGTCTTGTATTTTGTAACAAGAAAGAAATAAAATGACTGCAAAGCAAAAAGCCGCCAGGGCAAAATTTAAGGCCATTGTAAAAGAGGCCAGCAAGCTAAGGAAAAAAAATCCAAAGCTAACGCAAGCGCAAGCTGTAAAACAGGCCTGGGCTATTAGCTACGGTAAAAAGCGAGCTGGAGTAGGCGAAACGCACAAAGACACTAAAAGCCATAACGTAAATATCCGCGTAGTAAGTGGAATTAAAAAGAAAAAGAAAATAGGTAGCGCATATTTAGACAGGCTAAAAGAGAAACAAGCAAAAGCAGAAAGAGAAAGAGAGGCAGAAAAAACAAAAAGACAAAGGCCAGCAGCAGCAAGCAAAAGGGTGCGAGAGGTATTAAAAAGGCAAGGTTTGAAAATGCCTAGCGGATATAAAGTATCCGAAAGAGTAATTGGTGCAATTGGTGCAATATCTAATGAAATTATGCATACAATTAAATTGTATGATAATAAAAGAGAATACCACGAAAAGCAATATAAATTTTGGATAAACAATGCTAAACAATATCCAAAAGACAAAAAGCAATCATTGAAATACGCAATAGAAAATAAAAATTTAATTACATACTATACAAAGCAAATAGCAAAACTTCGTTTGAAAATTAAGTAATGTATAAAATTTTGCCCTATACAGCAGCCCCAAGCTGCTTTGGTAACTAAGGACGTAATAAAACAACTATAAACAACAAAAATGGCAAGACGTAGAAAAAGCACCAAAAGACGCACATCACGCCGTCGTATGGGAGCAATCGGCAAAGCCGGTATCGGACAAGCTCTCGGCATTGTGGCTGGAGCTGTAATTGGTAAAAAAGTGGCGCAGTTCATTCCTTTCGGAAATGATACTGTAAAAAATGCAGCAGTATTGGCCGTAGGTATTGCTTTCCCAATGATCTTAAAAGGAGATATGGGTAAAGCTATCGGAAACGGTATGATCGCTGCTGGTGGAGCCGGATTGGTCGGTGGACTTATCCCAGCTCTCGGCGCTATGGACGACACTATGACTTTTCCAGTAACAGTAGGCGAGATCCCCGATAACATTAGTGTTATCGCTGGCGACGATACTGTTATGGCTGGCGATGACCTTTCGGTCCTGGCTGGTATGGAAGAGGACGAAATGTACTAATACGATGCACTCGTATTCACCTTTATTTTAACTAAAAGCCCAGCCCTGGGCAATCGAACAGGGCAACAAAAAAAATGGCATCAACAGTCGGCACACGCCTGGCCTTTGAAAAGGCAAAACAAGCGATTAACTCTGCTGGGTTTTCGCTCGGACAAGCAGTACTCTCACAAAGTTATCTGCGTCTGGAAGTAGGTCTATCAACTACTATCACCAGCTATCAATTTCCTGTATTGACTAACGACGTTAGCAGCAGCAACACTACCAGCTTTAACACCGAACAGCGTCTTAATTTGCAAGATGCCTTCGTGTGCTCCAGCATTGGTTTGTTCTTTGCTGTACCTGGTAGCTCAACAGCATCAAACTACAGGTTATTTACTTACCCCAGCCCAATTACGTTTTCGGGTGCAAACACAGCAACCAGCTTGCTGAATTGGTACAATAGCAGCCTTACTTTGACTGTTAATAACCGTCAAATCGTACCTGCTTACGACTTGTACCGTCACTACAAAGTGCCCCAAACACAAGCTCAAACAGCTCCTTACTATGCTGCTAACACGCAAGCATTCGTTGATCAAAACGACGGTAGCCAGGACGCTTTCTATCCAGTTGAGCCAGCTTGGGTACTGGTAGGATCTAAGCAAAACAGCCTGCAAGTTCAACTGCCACAAGCTATGGCGGCCGTTGAAACTAACAGCCGTGCAATCCTAATTTTGCGTGGACATTTGGCGCAGAACGTTACGCCTGTACGTTAATCAGGTTCACAATAAGTAAAGAAGGGCAGCGGCCCTAAAAAGCCGCTGCTCTTATTTTAAAAAAGTAAAATTTATCAAAATGGCATTTAAGGCCGCAAAGTACGAACTCGTTGAGCTGCTCGTTCCTGGAGTAGCAAGCACCGGACAAACTCAAACGCAATGGAGTTTTCCCGACCTACCCAAACTGCGCTATACAGCGCTAATGGCCCTGGAAACTTTTGCTGTAGATACGCTCGCCGTGTCGCCCAATAACGTGGCGCTCCCGTCCGCTGCTATCTTACAAAAAAGCTACCTGGTACTATACTCAAATGAGCGCCAGGACTTGTTTCGTATTCCTTTGATCAGCTTAATTCGCACCCAGGCAACAACTTCAGCCAGCGCTCCTTTCGTTCGCAGCTTGCCCGAATTTAGCGGACAAAAAATTACCTGGGATAAGAGCTACGTAACAATCGCATCGGCCCCAGCTAATACTACAAACATTAGTTTTTGTTTTGGCGTTTATTATATCTAACCTATGGCATCAACGGCACAACTACGATCTAAAAGCGCAGTCCTAAATTGGTACAACGAGCAGCCGCAAGCTGCTTGGAAGATCTTTAGATTTTCAGTAATGGCTAAAAACATTACTGGCGCTTACGACGGTAAAAGCAAGGACGATGGCTTTGAAAAGCTGGAAAAGGAGCTTGATTTTATCGCGCCGGACGACTACAATAACTTTGTCTTAGGTCTATACAACGACAAGGATAAAGAAAGAGTAGCCCCGGCGATAAATAAAGTTTTTGTGCTCAATGAAGCTCCAGTAGGAATGATAGCCGGCTACGGCGTAAGTAACCAACAGGCGCAAATAAATAACGAGATCTTAAACGAGATCCGCGCCCTACGTGCCGAACGCCTGGCAGAAATAGAAACTGACGAGGACGAAATTGAAGAAGAAGAAAAAACAACGCCGTCCAGCATACTGGCCGGAATGCTACAACAACCTCAAGTACAACAAATGCTAATCGCGATGCTCGGTAACCTGGTAACAAGTTTTGCTCCAACGAAAGTGCAGCACGTTAGCGGCACGCAAGACCTGGAGCAAATCATTCAAACCTTATTCAGTAAAGGAGTAACGGCAGAAGATCTTGAAAAGCTGGCAGCAATGCCCCAGGCGCAGATCAGTATGCTGTTATCAATGCTTAGAAAATAAATATGAGCGATAAAATAAGAGCCGGCCAGTTAGTCGATAAAACGATAACGCTGGAAAAAAGTACGCCGTTTTACCGCGTTAGCGACGTTAATAACTTGGGCTATAAAGCAAAGGAAATAGTACCGGCATTAAAAACGGGCTATAAATTTGTAGTTGATAGCTTTCTTTTGCAAGGACCAGCATACACTAATCCAATTTACGGATTGAGGTATGAGGAAAGAAAAGACGACTATTTAACTTTTAGAGGTCGCGACGGCAACTTTTATGCTATAAAAGTAAAGGACCTAAAGTTAAGTAAAGAGGGCAGGCAAGCATCAGGAATATTAACGATAAAAGAAGAACAAGAGGAGCAGCAAAGCACGCTGCAAAAACTTATCAAATTGGGCCGTAACCTTATTATCGGCGTCGCTGTAGTATGGGCCGCCGGCTATATATATAAATCAACTAAGAAATGAAAAAAAGTTATTTGCCTTTATTATTGATCGCTGGCGCTGCTATAGCGTTTTATGCCTTTCGCAGACGTCCACGCGTAACAGTAGAGGCCGGCCCGACTGAAAAAATTACCGAGGAGGAATTTACAGCGCCAATAGAACTGGGGCCAGCTCCAACGGTGCAAACTAAAGGAGCTACAAGCATTATCACTAATCTTTTTACTAAGGGTGCAGCTCTTTTGGCGCAGCGTAAGGCCGTTAGAAGTGCAGTAAAAACAAAAACAGCCAGCAGAAGGCAAGCCAAAGCCGTTACAAAGCAACTGGCAAAAGGCATTCGCGTTAGTGGCTTTAACGATAATAACATACTCGTATGAAAAGAGGTACAGTTTTATATTTAGTAGCTGCAGCAGCGCTGTACTATTATTGGATCAAGAGAAAGAAAAAAACAGGATCCTCGGCGCCCAGCGCCCAGGGTGCGGCCAGTACGGCCCGGCAAATGGTGGCCGATATTGTGGACAATACTACCTTTTTGCCCGACGACACTACTTTTAAGCGTGATTACGCTAACGATCAAAAATACTGTAGATAATGGCTTGCATTAAGTACATAACCGAAACAAAGATTTTCCAGCAATCGGGCCAAACGGACACGAACGCGAATAGCGTTATTTTCGTTAATCAAGGCACGTCAAACGTAACGGTGGACGGCTTTTTGCTTACGCCAAACCAAAGCTGGAATATCACAGGCAACCGCGATGAAATCAATATAAAGGTTTACTCCTTTAATTTTAGCGGCGCCGGAACTAATCAACTAACAGTAATACTTAAACGCTACGTATAGTGTTTGTAAACTTTAACATACTTAATCAGCTTGGCTCCCCAGCTATCAATAGTAACACGTTTGCTAATAGGCCAGCCGCTGGACAGACAGGCCGGCTCTTTGTTAGTACCGATACTTTTGAGATCTATAGGGATAACGGTACCACGTGGGATCTTATCGGCGGACCAGGCACCAGCACAATAACTGGAACAGGAACAGCTACCCAGGTAGCTTACTTTACCAGCAGCCAGGCGATCGGATCCAGCGCAAACCTTTACTGGGATAACACGAACACGCGCCTGGGAATAGGAACCAGCAGCCCTGGGGTGCGTCTTGACGTGCACGGTACAGGAGTAATGATGCACATTAACGCTACAAGCGCTACTGCTAACAGCTTAATGTCTATACAGCGCACCGGTACTAACGTCTGGCGAATAGGAGATAACTACAATAGTGGCGATAACTTTTTTGAGCTTAGAAACAGCGTGCTATCAAATGACGCGCTAACAATTCAAGCCACTACTAATAAAGCAGCATTTTTAGCCCAGCAAACTTATTCAACTGGCCAGGCACAAGGGGCCCTGTTTACTTACAATCTTACAGCCCCAGCCGGTACGACATTTGCAACGCCTAACGCATTAAGCGCTGTAAATGCTTTTCTAAATTTATCGCTGGGGGGTAACGCAACGCTCCCAGCCGGGACCAGGCAAGGAATAGAGGGCAATAGCCGGGTATCTTTTACTGGCGCTGGTACGCTTACAATGAGCCAGGGCAGCACACTAAGGGCTTATGCCGCCATAACTGGGGTACATTCTTTTGCTGGATCCGCTGTCGGTACGATCACGCACCTGGCCGGTATTCGCCTATGCTTTCCCGATAATATTGGTAGCGCTATCAATATTACTAACAATTACGGGCTGCTAATTAACGATCAGTCGGCTGGTACTGGCACAATAACGTACACTAATCGCTGGGGTATCTATCAAGAGGGGGCCAGCGATCTAAATTACTTTGCGTCTAATTTACTTATCGGCAGCACGGTGAATAATGGCGCTGCACTACAGGTTACTGGAAACGGTAATTTAAGCGGAAACTTTGGAATAGGAACGACCAGTCCTATAACAAATCTAAATATACAGTCAAATAATAATAATGCAGACATCGGACAATTTATTATCAATGGCAGTACAAATACATTAAAAAAAGTATCATTCGGTTATAATACTACTTCTAATTATGGTTTTATCTCGGTTTATACTGCATTAGTAGGATATGATCCATTAGCATTACAACCTAATGGCGGAAATGTAGGAATAGGCACAACGACACCAACCTATAAATTACACGTTTATGACGGCTCTGTAAATGGGGATATAGCTTTATTTGAAAGCAATATAACCAAAGCCGATATTTTCTTAAAAGATGCTAATACGACACTAGGTCAAGTAAGGTTAAGGAGTGAAAGCAATGCGATACAATTTATTGCAGGAGGTTCAATTCGGCAAACAATAACTTCATCTGGCAATGTAGGTATCAATACAACTACTCCAACCGTTTTTAGTGGCTATACTACTTTATCGGTAAACAATAGTTCTCAAGGCGGAATTTTTGAGGTACAATGTAACGGCGTATCAGCGTTAAGAATGGCCGCCAGTTCAGTAGATTGCGCTTTGTGGGAGCCGCGAAATGTACCTTTATATTTTTCTACTAATAATACAATAAGACAAGTAATTACCGGTGGCGGTAACGTACTTATCGGCACGACGACAGACGCGGGCCAAAAATTGCAGGTTAATGGAAATGGATATTTTAACAGTAGTTCTGGTGGTGTAGGTGTTATTTTGAATGCTTTTGCTGGTGCTGGGGATATATTGTTTAATAATGCAGGAACCCAAAAATGGAATTTAACAAGCGTAATAACGTCTTATGATCTTCGGTTATACAATAATGGAGGTATAAATGATTTTGCTTTAACTATAAAACATTCTACTGGTAATGCAGAGTTTTATAGTTCTATAAAAACAGGCGCACCAACAAGCGGCACAGCCGCAGCGTGGAAACTAGGCAGCCGCGTAGCAGCAACAGTAGTGGTTAATACGACTGAATATATTGAGGTAGATATAGGCGGCACTCTTTACAAATTAGCAACAGTAACTTAAAAAATAAAATAATGGGATATTCAATTCAGCCAGTACAAATCTGGACTAACGGACAAGCAAGCAGCGGCAACTATATTGACGCATCTATCGTAAACGATAATCTAAGCAACTATGCTCAGTTCTACTGGGTTATTAGTGCCGTAACAACTAACGAGGACGGCGAAACAAAGCAAGCGCTCGCCCAGGGTAACACTACAATCAGCGGCCCGGATTACGATACCTGGGGCCAGTCCGCAGACGTTAATTTAGCGGCTTATGAGTATATTTGTAGCCAACTTAATTTAACCCTACAACCGTAAAAAAATGGCAAACAACCTACAGGAACTAAAGGCCCAGGCCTACGACTTATTAGCCAATATCGAATGGCTACAAGGTAAGCTGCGCGAGGTAAATATCGCGATCGCCGAGGAAACAAAAAAACAGCAAGAAAGTGGAAACGCAAATAGTAGCAATAATAGTAACGAGCATCTTTAGTGCTGGCGCATCGTGGGCTGTTTTGAACTACCGGGTAAAAGCGTTAGAAGATAAACAAGAAAAGCACGACGACCACGCCGAGCGCCTTATTCGCTTAGAAACTAAGCTGGATATTTTAATTCAGCAAATAAAAAGAACGTCGCTATGAAAACGCAGCTCGTAAGGATCGCAGACGTGGCCTTTATTGGTCCCTTTATGATCTATGCTGCAACTAAGCTAAAAGGAAACGATAAGGCAATAATGGCGGCCCTGGGAGTAGCTACAATAATTTACAATGGCATAAACTTTATTAAATATGAAAAAAGCAATTAAAAACTGGAAAACTACATTTTTTGGTTTTGCAACTATCGTAGGCGGCGTAGCTGCCATACTGAAAGGCGACCTGGTAACTGGAATTACTACGATCGGCGCTGGCCTGGGCCTGGCTGCTGCTAAGGACTACGATAAAACAGGACTGTAAGTGTGCGGCGCTATCAAAACTATATTATTGGAATTGTAGCACTATCGCTACTGCTAATTAGAAACAAAATGAGCGCTACTAAATTTATAGCCAGGTTTGAGGGGATTAAATTAAATGCCTATCAAGATAGCGCCGGGATATGGACTATCGGTTACGGCAATACGCGCAACCCCTATACTGGCCTACCAGTAAAGAAAGGCGATAAAATTACTCAGGCACAAGCCCTGGACTGGCTACGGATCAGTACTGCATCGGCAGAAGGCGACGTTAAACGCCTGGTAAAAGTGCCTATAACGGCTAATCAACTATCGGCGCTCACTTCGTTAGTGTATAACATAGGATCCGGCGCTTTTGCAAGATCCACACTACTTCGACTGCTTAATAGCAAAACGGATAAAAACTTAGTAGCGGCCCAGTTTTTGCGCTGGAATAGGGCTGGCGGCAAAGAACTGCCAGGCCTTACGCTACGACGTAAAAAAGAAGCCGACCTATTTTTGTCCTAACGTATTGATTTTTACAAACTTTTACAATCTTGCCAGCCCCAGGCAAGATTTTTTTTTGGTAGTATGAAATAAACTGCTATAAATTTACAAACGACAAACGATCTTTTTTACTAATTTATTAAACTACGGAACTATGACCACACAAACGGACAAAGCCGCATTTTTGCGCGAGCTTGAAAACAAAGTAAAAGCCCTACAATTTTTAGGAATGAACTTGGACGGCTCAAAGGTAACGATCGAAATTACTTTTGACTGCGGCTCACGTTGCTTAATTGAGCAGCGCCTTATACCCTTTAACCTGTCTATGGAAATGCGCGTTTTAATTGGCGATAGCATCGACTACTGGCAACGGCAAATAATCAATATCAAGCAACTGCCCGATGAAATTGGCTAAATTCTTATTAGAATTATTTTTTATTGCTGTAGTGTGTCTGCCGACTTTTGTCGCTGCATACTTAGTAATTAACATAAGTTTTTTTATTTATTATCTAATCAAAAAAATCAAAAAATGGAAAATCACAATTCGCCAGCGTTTCCCCCCCAGGTAGCCCAGGACAATCTTGGCCGTATTATTGCGCCAATCCCTGGAATGAGTAAACTTGAGTATGCAGCTATACAACTGCTGCCGTTTTATCTAAACTTGAATGAGAAAGTAGAGTTAAGAAACGCCGGCAAAATTATCAATCCCTATCAGGCGGCTGTATATGGAGCAACTGAATTATTTAACGCATTAAATAATCAAGAAAATGAAAAACAAGCTACTGCAATTATTGAGCAGCCCTAAATTTTGGCTGCTTATTACTTTTTTATTTTTTCAATGGCTCGCGACGTACTGGGGTATGAATTAAGCAAAAATGACAAACGACGAACTGGATCTCTCTAAACTTTTACTATCCCGGAAATACGACGCCGACAATAGGCCAGCCGCCCAGGTGCCAATCTTTACGGTACAGGGTAAAGTCGTGGGCTGCCTACAGTCATACATTGTTTTTTCGGGCCTACCCAAAGCCAGCAAATCAACTTTCGTGGGTGCGGCGGCGGCGTCTGCCCTTGTGCCGCTATTTAGCAGCATTTGGGGTATGAAACTGGCTCTGCCCCACGATAGGCCCCGGATCGGCTACTTTGATACTGAAATGAGTAGTTTTGACTTTTACAGGCAAATTGATAAAATAGTAACGCTGGCCGAGAAAAAAAAGCTGCCGCCTACTTTTGACGCCTACTCAATGAGAGAGGATATGCCCGAAAAAATTAGGGTAATGATAGAACAGTATTTAGTCAATAACCCGGACTGCTCCTGTATTATTGTGGACGGTTTACTGGATCTTTGCCTGGACTATAACGATCCCAAAGAAACGCGCCTGGTAACGAACTGGCTAAAGCGCATAACAAAGCAATACGATATTTTACTTTTGGGAGTGCTGCACCTGGGTAAAGGGCAAGGCGAAACGCTTGGGCACCTGGGATCCAATACGGATCGCTGGAGCCAATCTACAATGATAGTGGAAAAGAATAAAGAGCATAATCAGTTTACACTAAAGCCGAAATATCTACGTAGCGATAGCGACTTTGAGCCAGTCGCGATAATGAACTTTGACGGCCGCTGGAACCAGGTGCCCTACATTGAACCCAGCCCGGCTATACCTACAAAAAAGAAATAAAGAATTTAACCGGGAACAGGGGAAACTGAACGCTAATAACTATGGAACAAAAAAACAACAGCGGCGCTCTTTTTCGCGCCACTAAGGACAAGGAAACGCAGCCCGACTATACAGGGAGCTGCTTATTTGACGGCAAGCCCTATAAAATGAGTGGCTGGATAAACAAGAGTAAAGCCGGAAAAACGTATTTGCGCGTTTTGTTTACCGAGGATAAGACGGTAGATCTTAACCCTACGGCCGTACAAACTAAGGCGCCTTTGACGCCAGGGAGCAGCCAGGATCGGGAGCTTAGTGATGATCTGCCTTTTTAGGTAAAAAAAAGCGCCGGGAGTAAACTCGACCGGCGCGGACAAACGACCAACGGAACAAACCGCGATCACTCGTATTCATATCAAAAATAGGAAAAAATGAATAAAAAGCTCGAAACTGCAATAGTTTTTTTTAAGCCCGGTACCAAACGGCCGAGAAAGTACCGAAATATCGCCAGCCGGCTCAAATTTGGCCAATTTTGCGCTAACTGTGGCGCCTGGTATATAAACTGGTACGACAAGGAAAGTGCGAAATTTGAGGGCCGTACGTGGCTTATAAGCGATTTTAAGAAAAATACGTAATTTAGGGCTCTCATAAGCAGACAGGTTGGTTTAACAATTCACGCCCGGCGTTTCCACGCTGGGCTTTTTTATGCCCTATACTGACTGTACTTTTATTAAATAAAGGTCAATACGAGTGAATAAATGTGGATATTTTATGGCTTAAAATAGTGTCTTATATCAGTTTTTTTCACTAACTTCGCCAGAGTCCGCGTAGCGGCCCTACAAAGCCGCACGCGGGCTCGGCGAAAAGTTACAAAACACTACAGGGTAAAAAAATAATTTTTTTCGTTAGTAGTTTTGTTTTATTTTCGATAACGACAAACGACAGGAACGAAAAAAGCCGCAGCAAATAGCAAATGCGGAATATCTTATTTTTAGTAGGCGGCGCAGCGGCTCTCTTTTTGCTCTCGCGTTTCCGTTTCGGACAAAAAGCCGTTTTTTCTCTTAGATCCATTCGCCCCGGGGGCCGCTTGCTCTCTCCAGTCCTAAACATTGAACTGGCGGCGCAGAACCCTACCAATTCAGCTATAACTATCCGTTCTATAACTGGTGACGTAAGTGTAAAAGGATCGGCGGTGGCCAGCGTTTCGGCGTTTGGCGATCAAAGGATACCGGCAAATAGTGAAACTATTATTCGCCTACAGGCACGCCCCAGCGCATTAGGTATTTTTGAAACTGTCCGCGATTTTTTCAATAAAGAAAAAACGCCTGGGCCCGTAAATATAAATTTTACAGGAACGGCAAACGTGGATGGATTAGTGGTGCCTATTAGTGATAATAGAACGGTATAAGATATGGACGCAGCTATTTTAATGGGTATTTTATCGCCGTTTCAAAACCGGCGCGAAATGCTAACGGCCGAGCAAAGTACTGGCGACATAATAGACGCCATAATTGACGCGCACCGTAGGCACGCTCAGGACTATAGCAAAATCAGCTCTTTTTTTAATGCTGGATCAAAAAAAGCAACAGCACGCAAAATTT